GAATTCAAATTCATACTCGTTCTCCTTCTGCATCCGTTTTTTCAAATACTCCTTCACCATTTCACTAATCCTTTCATCCACAACCTCGATCCTCTCACCGTCAACCTCAACCCAAATTCTCATGTTCATCCCTCCCTCAAAGATTTTAGATACCTCTTCCGACAGCCCCTCGAGAATTCTCTGAATCTGTGTGTCCTCCGATAATCTCTTAACCATTTAAATCTCCTCCTCTTCAGCCTTCCTTGGCCTAATTTTTTCTCACCCCTGAGGTTCACTATAATTATAGACCTCTATATATTTCAAAACAATAAAGCGACGGTAAAGAAACAGGTAAGACATAGTTAAGGAATTGTAAACCTCACTCATAACAAAAAAGGGGGTGGGAATCACCCCCACCCCACATTTTTCCATTATTCGAGCTCTTTTTCAATATCGTTGACCTCCTCCCAATCCCCTGAAGGGGATGGGATTCTTGGTGGCTCTCAGGCCACCTTCCATGGAGCCAAAGACGCTCCATGGCCACAGATCTCATACGCATATTCTACTTATCTGCGGACAAGAGACGGATAAATCTACAAGTCCTGAGAGTGTACACGCTGAACGAAATCCCGTTTTCATTTAACAGCGCTATGACTTCCTCGACGTTTTCAAATGGAATGAGATACAACATTGAACCTAACCCCATTACAGCATCACCAACCCAAGTTTTAAGTACTGCGAGAAATGCGATCTTTGCCTCGAGCTCGTCTTTTTCTCCGATTACATCTGAATCTATTTCAATGATTATTCCTCTCGGTACCTTCACCCGCCTCCAATCACAAGTTGTTCCTTCGAAATATTCCACCAAAACCATATCGTGCATTATTCCACCTCCTCCGGCTGATTGATGTCTGCCATGTGTTCGCTTTCATCATTTATATTTATACTCACCCTCTCTCATTTACTCATACACTTTCCGACCAGTTCCCAGAAGGTCTTTATGTCCATTGTGACCAGCCATGGCGATCTATCTGCCCTGTGAAACACGATATCCGCCTCCTGAAGCCATTTGTAGAGTTCCCTAAATCCATTCTTTCGCCGTTTGACCTCGACCACCCACCTCGGTTGTCCGTCCACAAAAACCACGACATCGCCCTTCTGAAAAACGGATGCCCCCGACAGAGGCACCCGTCTTGCATCGAAGCCCCTTTCGCGGAAAAGACGCTCAACCTCGTGCTCGCCCATATAGCCCTTACGTCTTTGCGACCTGCTCACTTTTACCACTCCTTCTCAATTCCTCAAGCACTATCTCTCTGAACTTCTTCTCTGTCCACGAACTCCAGAGCCGACGCCCTTGCTCTGTGAAGACAAGCTCGAACAATTTGCCCTCTTGAATTGCTTTCCGCACAATATCTCTCAACGTTCTCTCGTCCCACGTCATATCATCACCCCTCAATCCGTCCCACCGATTTTGATATCCTCCACGGGATATCCCTCTCCCTGCAGAGCTCTCAGAATCTTCTCTGCTGTGTCTGTTTCGCCGACATAAGCAAGTTCCAGAATACAGTAACCTGCAATATCTCGAATCGTATCTTCGTAGCTTTCGAAGTGTGTTGTGCCCTTGTTCAGGATACTCTCAAGCCTGTTGATTTTGTCCGTGAGGCGAATAAGAAAAGCGATGGGGCCGAATTTCTCCCGTGTTTTTCTGAAAGAATCACCGTAGTCCGCATTCTTCTTCTCAACCATCCGCGCTATTTCCAGAGCGATCTCCCGCACTCTCTCCATGCCCGCACCTCCCCGTTTTGACTTCCTCACCGTTCGCATACCTCAGAATGCCCCGAAGTCCTCTCTGCACGAGCACATACGCCCTCCTGAGCGAGATCCCCATCTTCTGTGCTATCTCGCGATAGGAGAGCGTCTTGTATCGTATCCGCCAGTCGCTTTCATCTGCCACGAGCTCAAAGTCGTGGCAGATGTAGCGCCAGAATACAGCCTCTGCCTGCTGTGTCGACAGTTGCTCGAGCCACTCGTCGACAACCTTCACGATCGTTCCAGCCCGTACAAGTTCCTCCATTCGGGGCTCTCTGTATCCCAGCTTTGTCGTAAAGCTCGTAGTGAAGGGTAGTCCGCCCCCGGGAACTTCTATGCCGATTTCCTTGTGATTTCTATCGAAGTAGAGTGCCACATGCCGGCGAAACAGCTTCTGGATGGCGGGTTTGTACATCTGTAGAATCTCGATGACGTCTTCAGCTTTCAGGGTGTTCTCCTGTGCCAATTTCAACACCCCCCAGCCCATTCGCTGTATTGACACTCCCAATCCCCTGAAGGGGATGCTACAACAACCACTTACTATCCCCCTGAAGGGGGATAGCTTGCGTGGTTGGGGTTCTGTCATGCTTTCACCTTCCTTCGTAGTTGCGTATGACCAGTTCTGTGATCGGACCACGTCTGTCTGCACGGCAGTTGATGGCTCTTCTGGCTTTGACTACGGTGATGTTGTAGTCCTTGTACAGTTCGCGAATGAATGGTGTGTCTGAGTTGCTGAGCATGAGCAGACACCCCATACTGTCGAGGTCTTTGAACAGCTGTGCCAGTCTAATCTGGTCCTTTTCCGTGAAGTCATCTGCAGTGTACTTTGTGAAATTGGCAGTCTCCGAGACAGGATGATATGGCGGATCGAAGTAGATGAACATACCCGGCTTGGCGTAGTCTCTGATGAGTTCAAAGTCTCCGTGTAGGATGGTAGCAGTGCTCAACAGCTGACTTGCACGTCTCAAAGTTGGTTCGTCCACGATGTTTACATTTCGATACTTGCCGTAAGGGACGTTGTGCTGGCCTTTGGAATTGACACGCCACAGGCCGTTGTACCCTGTCTTGATGAGAAACAGAAACCTTGAAGCTCGTTCCACTTTGCTGAGCTGGTTCGGATCTAGTGACCTGACCATGTAGTAGTACTCCTTAGTATTTTTGTGCTTCTTCAAGTCTTCGATGAGTGCATCGACATCGTCTCTTAGCACCATGTAGAAGTTGATGAGTTCTTCGTTCTTATCTATCAGCACGGCATTTTCTGGTTCGAGTGCGAAGAACAGTGCTCCGCCTCCAACGAACGGTTCGGCATAACCCTCGTAGTTTGCAGGCATGAGTTCGAGCAACTGGCTAAGGAGCTGTCGTTTCCCTCCGGCCCACTTGAGTGGTGGTTTCAAAACCATCACCTTCTCCAAGATTTTATCAGTCATGCGTTCACTTCCTCGAGGGCGCTTTATCTACTGTGTTTCTATCCTCGCCTTTATTGAGGTACTCCCTGATCTTCTCCCGCACCCAGCGGGAGACTGATTTTCTCTCCTCTAAAAGCCTCTTTCGTAGTTCGATGTAGTCTTTCTCGTCTACAAGCACATAGATTCCCTTCATTCCGTCACCTCCCACATCAAGCTTAGGACGATCTGGGCATATATGTCAAGAACTATATGAAATTCATCGAACCGTTGCTTTGCGATAATTTGTTTGTAACTATAGAGATATATACTCATAGTGTCAAACCCAAAATCCCCGAGAGGGGAACGAAAGAGGAGGGAGAATATGTTCATTGCGGTCGCTGGTAAGGAGAAGCTTTACGTTGAAGTCCCTGCACAAGCACGAAAGGTGCTTGATATCTTGGAGCTCAGGCACAAAAAAACTGAGGGTGGTTTTTATATCGAAATTCCACAACACATTATCCAAAACAATCAGCTCCATGAATTTGCGAACATTTTGCAAAGAACCATAGAAGCATACATAGAACGAGAGAGAGCAGAAAACGAAGCATGGTTTGATTTTGCAGAGCATCCAGTTGTCACCCGCAAAGATGTGCGCGAAATCATCCAAGAGCTCACAGACGAACGGCTGTGGCTGATCAGGGAATGGATCGAAGAGGAGGTGAAAAATCGCGCCAAATAGAGTATCTTTCTGCCTGCCCGCACAGGGCAGGCTTTTTTGAAAAATCCAAAAGGAGGGATTGGTATGAGTGAAGTTGAGGTTAAAAAGGAAGGGTTCCTTCCTCGTATATCCATCGGAGATATTCGGGAATTGAAACAGCAGTACGATCTTTTCAGGAAACTTCAGCAGGAAGTGTTGGAGAATGGAATTGACTACGGATATCCTGCAGGAAAACGCAGTCCCGAAGAGAAGCCGTCTCTGTATAAGTCAGGTGCAGAAAAACTCACTAGATTATTCAATCTTACTCCTCGATTCGAATTGCTGAAAGTGGTCGAGGAGGAAGATTTTGTAATGTACACGTTCAAATGCACTCTCCAGACGCAGAATGGATTTATTGTCGGAGAGGGCTTCGGTTCCTGTAATTCTCGAGAAAAACGACACTGGTCTGAGAATCCCCTTGCGAACGCAAATACTATCCTAAAGATGGCCAAGAAGAGGGCTCACGTCGACGCAGTCCTCACTGGACTCGGAGCCTCGAACGTATTCACACAGGACATCGAAGACCTTGTAGAAGAGGAACCTGCCCAGAAACCTTCTAAATCTACAAAGAACGCTACACAGAATCAGCTGAGGTATTTGGAGGATCTTCTTGCACAGCTCGCACAGAAGAAAAGGCAGAGAAAGGAGCACTACATCGAGTATATCAAGAAAGCAGAAGGCGTCAATAACCTCTCTGAACTCTCAAAGGAGAAAGCGTCGGAATTGATCGATAGAATCCAGAAAGCACTCGAAGAGCCCGAGGAAATTGAAGAAGAGCACGAAGTCATAGATGAAGGAGAGGTCACAGAGGATGTTATAGAAATTAGAAATCAGTTCACGGAGGAGGTTGATGAGGAATGATGGAGGACATGATTGATTTCCCGTGCTCGGGGGATTGGCTTGACTATTATCATCGGCGAGGCCTCACGCCTCGCCATTCCGGAAGGATGGATCCTGTCGTGAAAGAACTTCTCAAGGAAATTGCAGAGCTCAGAAAATCACAAGTAGAGATGCAGGAGGTGCTGCTGGAAGTAGTCAGGGAGCTGAAGGAACTAAAAGCAAGTCAAAGGGGCAAGCAAAGCTCTATAAAAAAACCACAAAAATTTACTCAGAGCGCTCTCCGAGAGTTAGAGGAGGGATAAAACGTGTTGGAGTGTACAAAAACACCTCTCGGCTATAGCGCTGTTTACACACACGACGTGGGAGACATCTATCTCGATCTCACGAGGATGCGCGAGAAAGACGAACACATCGTAGGCGTTCTGAAGATCAGAGCGCTCTCCGGCGGCAGGTGGTATCACCTGTTCGTGGGGAGCTTTAACGTCACCTCGAGCAACAGTAGAAAACAAACCACTAAACACATCAAGTCTCTTGTGAAGGGCTCAGCATTCGAGCAGGTAGAGTGGGATATCCTGCTCGAGAAGTTTGCGGGGGAAGTGTACAAAAAACACTTCGAACCCCAGCTTGCAGAGCCCCTCGAAGAGTTTCCGGAAAACCCATCTATTAGCTACCTGCTCTATCCTATTCTTCCCCAGAATGTTCCGAGTCTTATTTATGCCCCCGGGGGTGCGGGAAAATCAATGTTTGCACTCTATGTTGCCGTGCTATTACAGAGCGGGTATGACTTCTACTACAACAAACAAGAGCCAGTCAACGTACTTTACGTCGACTGGGAATTGGATAAACAGCTTATGTCGGCGCGCTACAGTCAAATGGTGATTGAGGAGGTTGAAGAGAAAAAACCACCGCTGTATCTACGAGCTACACACACGCTTTCCGATGAAATAGGCAATATCCTCACAAACATCCAGGAACACAGCATCAAACTCGTCATCCTCGACTCCGCAGCCCCCGCTATCGGAGGAGACATCAACGACGCGGGAGCTGTGATCAGATTCTTCCAGGAGATCAGAAAGATCACAGAAATGAACGTGACTGTCCTAATCCTCACGCACGTCTCCAAGGCACACAAGGAAAAGGAAGACGGAGCAATGCCTATCGGTTCCGCCTTTTTCGAATATTTGGCACGCATGACTTGGGAATTGAAATGCTGGAAGCACCCCGCGTTCGAGAAAACATACGTCCACGCGCTCTACAACAGAAAGAGCAATTTCGGCCATCACGAGCCGGTCGGGATCAGGATCCGGTGGCAGGATGGGTTGGCTTTTATCGAAACGACCAACCTCGAAGCAGAGAACGCAATAACAGGAAGCACGCTGAAGGACATGGTCCTGGCTCTCCTCTACGAAAACGACGAGATCAGCGCAACGGAACTGGCAAAAACGCTCGGTACGACAAAGCAAACAATCTGGAATATCCTCAGCGACCTCAAAAAGCGGGGTTTAGTAGAACCTTCGCAACGTGGCTACTGGAGAGCGATTAAGTGAGTTTCTAACCTGCATTCTAACCTTTCTAACTTCGGCAGAGGAGGTGTGTACGGTGGTGCCCATCACAAGCGGGCTTCCGATTTCTAACCTCTTTCTAATCTTTCTAATCTTATAGGTTGGAAGGTTAGAAACGGTTAGAAGCCGTTTCTAACCTTCTAACCTATATATTATATATATAAGGCAGGTTAGAAACGCACGCAAACGCTCATCACAAGCCCGTTTCCGTTTCTAACCTCTTTCTAACCTTTCTAACCTGCAGAGTTAGAACCCTTAAACGGAGGTGGTTATTGTGTTTAGGTTTGAAGGCGCACAGCTTAGAACAGAGGCGGATTTCGAGGTAGAGGAAGTATACATCGCACTCCAGAAAGGAAGCAGGATCTCAATGCTGGTCAGAGGACGCTTCGTAAAACCAGAAAGAGGGCGACACGAACACTTACCCACGAAATTGTACGTGTTAACAGCTACCGTTCCTGAGACGGCGTTGGAGACGGAGGATGATTTGCTTGCATGCATAGAAAAGTACGGCGATGAACTCGAGCTGAAGGAGGTGGAAGGATGAGAAGTTGTATCGTAATGCACGGAACGGCGAAGCTGGGACAATTCTTTACGGACAAAGTCCCTCCACAGACGAGCACACTAACTGTTTGTGATGTGGAAGTTAGCGAAAATGTATTAAGATTTCGAGTGTCGAGACGCATGAAACTTTTGAAGATCCTGCACGCGCTCGAAAAAGGGGACGCAGTCGCGTGGAAGGACTACGAGAAACTCGTCCGCGGAGTGGTCGACAAGATCGGAATAACCGAGGACGAGGAAGAGGAGTTTCTTTACATCGCGGAAATAACGCTAAAAAACCAAGAAGTGCGATGGTTATAATGAGGAGATAGCGATGGTTCATATTCCTCTTAGGAAGATAAAAACCTATTGACATAGTACACGCTTTTGCGGTACAATATAGTAAACTGGCATTAGTATACAATGAAGCGCTCCTTTGCGGGGCGCTTTTTTTCTTTGTAAAAACCCCTTCAGATACAGACGCACTCAGCCCTGCCACACGGCGGGGCTTTTTCTTTTTTTGAGGTGATTGCATGGACAGCGCGATCGAATATCGCATATCGCTAAAGTACGTTGAAGCATCCGCTTTTCCTGTGAAGAGAACTCAGAAGCTGGCAGAGTTTTGTCCTGTCTTCATCATTCGCAAGAACGGCAAAGAGGAGCGAGTGTTAGGAAAGCCAGAGGCGCGTACGAGGGTGTTTCTGCCAGACTTTGTGCGTTTTGCAGTGAAGCTGGGAGCAGTAGAAGAAGGCACCCACGTGCGAACCGCAGACGACTATGCATACCTGCGGCTGATGATTTACGGCGTTTTGATGTCTGTTGCAAAGAACCCTGTGGAGTTTGGTTATCTCGAGGATCTCGTTCTTTCAATGGAACCTTTAACTCTACGGTTCTGGAGTTCCAAGATCAAATACACCTTCTGGAGAGCCAATCGCAGAGCGTTAAAGCGGTTAGCAAAGCACATTTTAGCTGTAGAAAGACTGGGAAAGGCAGAGTGATTTCCATGAAGCCTATTCCTGCTGTCATTCGGGACTACATCCTCAGGCGCGACAAACGCCGCTGTCGGCTTTGTCAGAAGCCTGTCGAACGAGGGCACATTCATCACGTCTACCGCAGATACGAACAGATTCCCACAAAATACGAAGTCCCGCACGTGAAAGGAAACAATCACCCGTCGAACCTGATCCTGCTGTGCCCGGAGTGTCACGGCGCGTTACACTCAAGTGTCCCTGCGCACCTGAAGGAGATCCTGCTGAAGTGGAATTTGGAAATGGAGTATCTACATCCCTACCCGCGTGAGGTGAAAGAATGGCTCGAAAAGAATTCGATTGGGAACGAATAGATGAGTTTTTGCGACTTGACGAACTCACAGCAGAGGAACTACAAGTGATCACAGCCCAGGAAGCGATGATACGCATGCAGAAGAACGCAGATCTGCTGGCGAGGGTGAATAACCTGCTACTGGAAGCGACGAACGAACTTGGCAAGTGGCGGATTATAGTTGAAAAGTTGAAACACACGAAGAATACGATTATAGAACAGAATAGGGCGTTGAAAGAGATCTTGAAAGGGGAGAAGTGGTAAGTGTCGAAGCGTCGAATTTAGAAAACAAGTGTCGAAGTGTCGAACACAAAGAAGGTGATTAATATGTACAATGCTCGATGTAAAGTTTGTAATTCACAATACAAAGAATTGATAGAAGAAAGGTATCAACAAGGGGAAAGCGCGCTGGCAATTTCCAAATGGTTATTCTCTGAATTTGGAGAAAGTATAAGCGATCGAGCTATAAGAAATCACATGGACAAACACTTCAACGTAAAAGAAGTTGTCCAGAAAGAGTATCTCAAAAAGAAATCGGACAATCCAGAAAAGCGAATGAAAAAAATTGTTGAGGAAGAGCTGGACGAGATAGAAGAACTTGATTCTATTATGCGGGAATCAAAAGAACTCCGCAAAATTGCATTTGAAAGGATAAAAGAAGCAACACGTCCAAGATCTGTAGAAGTATGGAATTCAGTTTGGAGCAATGCATCACGTGAAGCGGTCAGAGCAATGAAGATGAAGATGGAAAAACTTGGCACGACAGCAAAGAACGAACTCGTGAACCTCCTGGAGGAGATGTGGGAGGATGAGAACGTGGAAGAATGATCCTGTTTTGTTTGCTGAGAGGTTCTTCGGCTGGAAAGCGCACGACGCACAAAAGCAAATACTTCGTGCGAAAGGACAAGTTATCACGATAGCGGCGGGGAGACGATTCGGGAAAAGTGAAGCGATGGCAATATCCGCTCTGTTTTACGCTTTCAAGCACCCACAAACGATCCAGTTCATCATCGCACCTACCTACGACCAATCAATGGTGATCTTCGAGACGATGCTGAAGTTCCTCTCTAAGTCCGTCTTGAACACAGCAATCGAAAAAGTCAAGTATTCTCCCTATCCAATCCTCAAGTTCCTCCACAACTCAGAAATACACGCACGATCCGCAGACCAGCATCACAACCTCAGAGGGCGAAAGGCACACAGGGTCATACTCGACGAAGCGGCATTTATCAAAGACGAGGCGGTCTACGAAGTCATCGAGCCGATGCTTGCGGACTACAACGGGCAGATGATCAAAATCTCAACGCCCCACGGGAAGAATCACTTCTGGGAGACGTGGGTGAAAGGCAGAGAAGGGGTGCCTGGTTATGTTTCGTTTCAGTTCCCTTCGACAGCAAACCCTTACATCTCGCACGAATTCCTTGAAAACAAAAAGCGGGAGTATGGCGAATCGTCCCTTAGATGGCGAATTGAGTACATTGCGGAGTTTGTGGACGAGCAGGAACTTGTGTTCCCTTGGCGCGTTATAGAAAGTGTCATCGAAGACTATAAGGTTCCGGTTCAACCCGCGCAAGGCAGGAAGTACTACATGGGTGTGGATGTAGCCA